GCACGTGAGATTAAAGAAGACAGCGAAAAGAAATAGATTTTTGTTGTACTTTTTGGTTTTTATGGATTAGTGTAAACTATGGCTAAGATCCCTACGACCCGATTAAATTCTGCACCTAAAGAATATAATGAAACTGATTTTGATCAGCTTATTGAAGATTTATCAGATATGATTAAGGTGTTAAATAGCACTTATCCTAAAGATATTCAAGATGATCAAGATAGAAAAACATGGTTTTTTATGAGAGGTAATTAATGGCTAATATTTATAAAAATGCTTTTTTAGATTTAACAACGACTAATACTACAGTTTACACTACACCTAGTGATAGTAGAGCTTTAATTCAAAATATACAAGTGGCTAATGATTTAACAAATAATATAAATGTTGATGTGTATATTCACGATTCAAGTGCAAGTAGTAATCATGAAATTGCTCATGATGCGTTAGATACAAAAGAAACAGTCAACTTGGCTAAAGGGCCGGTGATCCTTGAGGAAAACGATTATATTTTTGCTAAAGCAGGAGCTAATAGTTCTGCTCATTTAACTCTCGCAATACTAGAAATAAATAGGAACGAGCAGTAAGATACTTGTACGTTTTAAAAAAATCACGTATATAAGAATTAAATGATTTATTTTCTAAGACATTTAATTGGTTATTGTTTATTGCTTTTTTTCCTTTTTTACGTTATTACTATATAGGAAAATATATTTTGAAAAATATTTTTTCAAATTTATAAAAAGTGCCAATACCAATACCTTTTCGTCTATTATTCAAGTATACCAATGATAATAACTGGTATTGGTACTACTTTTATGCCAATACCGCCAATACCACCCGAGGCTGCTCGCAAGGCTAATTTTATTGTTTAAATTTATTATTGGTTGCTCTATATAGTAAATATAAATAAATAACTAGAAAGGTAGAAATGATAAATCTAGCAACAAAACCAAAGGTTACTCCTAAGAGTCAACCTACTGTAATAAAACCAAAGGCTAAAACTAAGAAGCCTAAAGTAATGGACCCGAAAGAATTTTCTGGTACATACAAATACGATAGGGACGCAAGAATTCAAGTATGCGTACCTAAAAACCCTAAAAGAGAAGGTTCTGGTGGTTATAAAAGATTTCAGATGTACAAAACTGGAATGAGAATCAGAGACTTTTTAGAAAAAGGTGGTAAAACAATCGACTTAGATTGGGATAGAGAAAGAGGCTTTATTGCAACAGAAGACAAAGATAAAGCAGGGCAAGCAAGTAAAACGCCTAAAGCAACTTTTACTTTAAAATAATTGTATAGTTTGCTTTTTTTCTTTTTTATAAGTATTTAGACGCAAGAGTTTTTATCGTATCTTTTGCGTCTAATGTAACAGATGCTGATCACGCCAGTATAAAACCCTAGTGGAGTCCTGCCAGGTATCTGTTACCAATAAAAGGAGAAAGTTATGGTAGAGAAAGACAAATTAGATTGGTGTTATTATTTCAGTAGTATTGATAGATGGATAAGAGTTTGCACTAAAGATATGGTAGAAGGCTTTTCTGTATTTACTAAACAGACAAGAGTTAAAGAACATTATAAAAAAATAGCAGATTCAGGTGTAGAATTTTATACTTGTGACGATGACGATTTAGATAAAGAATATGGTATGTATTATGGTAATTTAGAGTTTGATCCATTAGATATTATGGAATCTCATAGTGGTCATACTAAAATGTTTCATAAAGAGAAAGGAGAATGGAAACAGTTATGAAGAAAAAAATCAAAGTTAAATTTAAGATAACAATTCCTGCTGAAAAAGAATATGAAATAATTGACGAAAAGTTATGGATACAAACTAAAGATGAATTTGTATCTACAGCTAATGACGATGATGGACAACAAATTTTAGGTAATGATTATATTGAAGAATATGGCTTGTCACCTGTTGACAATAGTTATTTCGAAGATGACCCTAACAGAGAAGTTGCGGGTATAGAAAAAATTATAGATGAGAATGGTAAGAGTTTATGAGTGAAGATTATTTTTTATTGTTTATTATGGTTTTTAGTTTTATATACTTATTAGCAATACTAACTAACTAAGAAAGGAGAAAGTTATGGCAAAAAAGCCTAAAACTTATGTACTACAGTTACATTTTAAATCTGAAGAAGATTTAATTGAATGGTCTGCAGGTACTACTAAACGACCTTATAATGTAAAGAAAGAAGATGGAGATTACGTTTGTAATAATCAAATGTATACTAAAAAAAGGTATTTCGTTAAATCATTTAAAGACGAAGATGCTAAGAGTTTCGATGAGTTACATCCGATTGCTCAAGGTATTCGTTTTGGAAAGATGTTTTCATGAGTTTATCTAATTTACCAGACTTTGTAAGTAAGAAGATTGATATGCTGACTGCAGCTAAAATGTTTAAGAAAGCTATCGATGAGAATTGTAAACGTATGGGTATGGATCCTGATTGGGAAACTAATCTTATGTTATATAAAGATTACAACAGCGAAAGTAAATCTGATAAGATTATAGTTGTTGGATTCGAAGCAGGGCCACATGATTGGGGTGTAGGTTATTCTTTAGGTAGCCACCCTAAAAGTTATGCATGGCCTAAAGGTAGTCCACAAGATTGGTACTTAGAATGTTATTATGGTTTCGATGTAATGTTTACTCCACACGATTACGATAATGCGCCTAGTTATAAATCAATTAGTTTAAAGCCAGGTCCATCTGAAAATATGAGAGATAAACTTGACGTTGTTAGAATTTAAACTGTTTTAATTTGTAATTAATTTTTATAAATTTAAAATATATAGAAAACTAACAAGGAGAAATAAATGACTACTAAGTTCATTAATTTACAACGTAATGTAAAACACTACGATGGTAAGCCAGGTTTTGTCCATAACGAGTTTATTATTACTGACTGTTATTTAGACGAAACTGGTAGGTTTCCTGTTAACCCTACAGAGTATTATGGTTTAACACATGATCAAGTGCAACAAATGAAAGGAGTTAGAGCTATACAATTATGACTGTTGAATTAGTTATATTTGGTGGTTTGTTTCTAATATTTATTGGTATGATTATGTTAATAGTTATCAATTTTTTAGAAGCAAGAGAGGAAAGAAAATTATCAGAAAGATTATCTCAATCATTTAGAAATGGTGATAGTTTTGATGATGTTCGTTTTAAGGACTATGAATAGTATATTTTTGTCTTAAAAGGTAATTTTTTATTTATTCTTAAATTATAAGTAAAAACTAACTAAGGAGAATAAAATGATAACAGATCATACTTTTGAATGCAGAGGTTGTCTTAAATTCAATACTAAAGACAGTATGCATTTTATTTATGTAAACACAGAAATTACTGGTACTTTTGAAAGTGTTTCTGCAACTTTTGATACTTATCTTTCTGATATGTATAAACCAATGATAGAAAATTTTGATTTAGTAGAACCTCAAGAAAAAAATTCTATGTATGAAACTATTTCTATTAAGGAGGCATATAAATAATGGACGATAATGTAATTAAAGTTTGTGTTATTTGTAAAGAAGAATTTACAGGGTGGGGTAATAACCCATCACCAATTAAAGACGAAGGAGAATGTTGTGATACATGCGATAATGAAAAAGTTATTCCAGCGAGAATTGAAGGTACCATTGGATAAGTATAGAGGTTTTGATATTAAGTATATTGGAGGTGGCTTTCACCTTTATGAAGGTGACTTTCTAAAAGAAACTCATGCTTGTTTAGATAACGATGAGGATAAAAGACTTAAATCAAGACAACGTATTGATTCAATACATCGACATCGTAGATTAGAAGATGACAAAAGTATTGAACGAGTTGACGCAGAAGTAAAACTAGCGAGGGATAATGGCTGTTAAAAAATTCTGGAAATTAGCTGTATATAAAACTGATAGATTACTTGGTGGCCATGAAGAAGGTGGTTGGTATTACACTGCTGGTGAGCGATTAAAAGAAGGTAAACTTAGTTTTAGTGATCCTAAAAAAGCTTTTCGTGCTTGTCGTTTATTTAATAAACTGTTTGGTAATAAATGGAATTCTATAGAATATGGAATAAAATGTGATGTTTACTATCGCGGTACACCAGATTATTTTCCTAAACATAGACCTTATTATTCTTAATATTGTTTTATTAGGATTTTATTTTCTTATTCTTATTTATTAACTAACTAATAAACGAGGAGAACTAATGGAAAAGCTAAAAAAAATCTTTGATAAAATAGATAAAACAGCATTAGGAGAATTAGATTTTACTAAAGAATTACCTTGTGTTGGAGAAATAATAAATCACGTAGATAAATCACATGGAAAAATATTCCATGACAAAGAGGGAAATAAAACTTTTTACGAACAATATGACGGATACTATATAACTACTTCAGCATGGGAAGGTCTGCATGATGTCAACGAATTTATATATTTCATTATACATAACGACTTAAATCAATAATTTACATTCCTAAATTAATCGCTATATTAGGATAAATATGGCGATAACTATAGACCAAATCCATCAGACAAACGAGGCTACCTTATCCTCAATGGAAAAGAAGTTCTGTGAGGAGATAGCTAAAGGAAAAGGTAAGAAACAAGCGGCCGTTGACGCAGGTTATTCTGAAACTTCAGCTCACGTACAAGCTGCCCGCAACTTAAAGAAAGATAAAATCATCCAGTATATAGATAGGTTGCGTGGTGATGCTAGGCGCTTGACTAGTGAATCTGTGT